GAATATCAATGATGTATCAGTAAGCGGATGTCCTAATAGTGCATTCTTTTACAACGTCAAATTCGGTTACGAATATTCTACTGGTAGTACATCACCAATGATTACTTCAAGTGGTTTGACAAACGTCACGGGATTAACTGCTTATAATATGGCTTTACACCCTATTGACTTTGCTACCTTTGTAGAAAACGATTACAATATAAACACGTCAACAAACGCAGAGTTTTTAACAACGATGCGAAACAAGACCATACACCGAACACAAAAAGACTGGTTATACTTTTGGAAAGGTAGTGCATTGGCAGTAAGTATCAAAACATTCCCAGCAGCTACAACGCAAAATATTGTTGTGACTGGAATATTAGATTCAGTTATACGTATTCCAATTATACCAAGTAGTGGTGCTACATATTTAGAAATTAAAGCAACGGGTACTGGTGCAACAAGTGAAACATACACAATTTACATAAAAGACGAATGCAGCAAATATGATACAAATGACATTTATTTCCTTAACCGATACGGGGCAGTCGAATCATTTCGTTTTGATAGGGTGCGAAGAGACAAATTTAATGTGGCACGGAAACAGTACAAGCAAACACCTTACACTTTACAAGGTAGTTCGTACACTTACGGAACAGACGCAAAGTCAAAAAGTAACTACGATACACAAGCTAATCAAACCATAACGCTTAATTCCAACTGGATTACCGAAGAAGAAAGCACGTGGCTAAAAGAACTTGTAATGTCACCTTATGTGTGGTTGTTAGATGGTGGAGTATTAAAAAGCGTTAATGTTTTAAATAGCGATTACGAAACTAAAAAAGTTATCAACGACAAAGTATTTAATTTGACAATTGAGTTAGAATTATCATTTACCGATAAGATTCAACGCTTATGATAAACTTATTTGTTAACACAGTCCTTATGGATTTGTCGGATGACTTCGACTTGTTAATTACACGTTCAATTGCTGACATTAAAAACCCTGAACAACGTACAAGTGATTGGAGTAAAACAGTTGTGTTGCCAGGTACAAAAGCAAACAATGTTTTGTTCGGTAATATTTTTGAAGTTGACCACACAGTTTTAGGCAATGGTCAATTCAGTCCAAACTTCAACCCGAACAAAAAAGCCGATGTACTTGTTTTAGTCGATGGCTTTGAGCAATTACGTGGATTTATACGACTGATTCAAATAAACGTATTAGACAACGATACAATTGAATATGAATGTTCACTACACGGACAGACTGCTGACTTGTTTACAACGCTTGGAAATGCAAGATTGAGTGCATTGAACTTTGACGAATACAACCACGTTTTAAATAAAGATAATGTCACCAATTCTTGGGACACATCTATAATTAAAAATAATGTTTCACAAGCATTTCAATATGGTGAAGGTTATGTATACGCACAGATGCTATCAAAGTATGGCAGTCAAAATAATAATACCAAACAATGGCGAGTAGATGACCACGTACCAAGTTTGTATGCAAAGACTGTCATAGATAAAATATTGGCAAATACTGGATACCAGTACACAAGTGATTCTTTTTTTAATACTGAAAGGTTTAAAAGATTAGTCATTCCTTACAATAATTTTGGATTTGAGGCAGATGAAACTGCATTGACTACACGTTTGTTTCAGGCGCAATTAAGTACAAATCAAATTAATATAAAGACATATTTACCATTTAACAATGATTCAAGTGGTGGTAATTTTGACAATGGTAGTAATTTTAATACTTCTACTTATAAATATGTAGTTCCTAAAGGTGGTGCTTATGATTTTTATTTAAATTTACAAGCTAATGCATCTGTTGGAATACCAGTGCCACGTACTTCATATGCATCTATGTCTTTTTTAATTTATAAAAATGGTATACTTGTTAAGTCTTTGACTTTATTATCCAATAACACAAGTACAACAAGTTGGGATTTTAATACTTTTGGGGGTGTTCAGGTTATTTGTAACGGAGGTGATGAAATACAAATAAAATTTGATTATGCTACTGCATCATTTTTTGCAAATCCTTATAATCCCACTTGGACTATATTTTCAACAACGCAATTTTACAATCACGTTGATGCTTCAACATTTGCATACAACAATACAATAGACTTCGGTTTGTTCTTTGCTGGTGATGATTTGCAAAAAGATATGCTATCCAACTTTGTCAAGATGTTTAACTTGTACATTGAACAAGATATTTTAAACCCTAAACTTTTACGATTTGTACCACGTGATGAATTTTACAATGGTAGCACAAAAGATTGGACAAAGAAATTAGATTACTCACAAAATGTGACGATAGTACCAATGGGTAATTTAGAAGCTAACCCGTATACGTTTACATTTAAAGAAGGTCAAGACCAGTACAACAAAGACTACAAGCAAAGTACTTCACGAATTTATGGTGATAGGATTATACGTATTGACAATGACTTTGTAAAAGAGGAAAAGAAAATAGAAGTAACTTTTGCACCAACCATTTTATTTCAGGCAGACGATTCTAAAAGATATTATTCATACATATTTAATAGCAATAACGATAAAGGACAATTAAGATGTCTTTACTTTGGTGGTGTAAAAACTACACCTATTTACGAAGTTTACGAAACAAACCCAACCAACGTACCAAACTATACGAAATATCCTTTAACACTACACGTAGACGATGTAGACAATATGCAATTTGATTTAAACTTTGGAATGCCATTAAACGTAATTAGTGGAAAGGGTTTAAGTTACTCAAATCAAAACCTTGTAAATGTATATTGGTACAAAACAATTCGGGAAATTACCGATAAGAATAGCAAAATTCTACGTGCATATTTTAGGATTACACCATACGACTGGTACACTTTACAGTTTAAAGACTTGTACTTTTTTGAAGGTCAATATTGGCGATTGAACAAAATAAGCGATTACAATCCATTGCAGAATGGTGTGTATATGTGCGAGTTTCTTTTAGTTACTTATTACGAACCGACAACGGCAACCAAAAAGAATGTCGGCATAGGTAGTGTAGATGTATTAAGTGATAAATTTCCAAAAGGAATACCAATAGGATTTGTTGCAGTTAGTAGTGGGGGTTTAAACATAGGCAATAGCGCATTAGATAGTTTAGATTCAATCACCGTAGGCAACGACAATATAAGCAATGCAGCGTATTCAATTATTATAGGGCAAAAAGTAAACATTCCAAGTGGCTTTGAATACGTAACGGCAATCAATTGCAACGATTTTAGTGCAGTTGAAAGCAACAAAGTCTACATTGAAAACTTTCCACAGATAGGTGCTTATAGTTGTGGTGGTAACGTAATTGAAATAAACAATACAAATAGTCCTTACACGTGCGTTTACGATGACTACTTAATCGTAGGCACACCAACAAGTGGTATTATATCTGTAATTCTACCAACCCCGTCAACCAACAAAGGCAAAATATTTGTTGTTAAAAAGTTAGGCAATCCACACAAAATAACAGTAAGTGCTGGTGATGGTTCTATTTTAATAGACGGAGCAACAACACACGACATATCAAATGACAAAGAATCACATCAATTTATTTCCACTGGCACAAAATATTACGTAATCGTACCTTAAAACAAAACAATGGCAAAATCAACCGCAGCAATAGAAATAGAAGTATTACCAAAAGGTGGTGCAGATACAGTAGTAAAGAACTTTAAGCAACAGTTAAAGGATGCTAAAAATGAAGCGCAACAAATGGTTATTACATTTGGTGAGTTTTCTAATGAGGCATTAAAATCTCAAAAGAAAGTTGCAGATTTAGCTGATAAAATGGAAGACTTTAACGACAGAGTTAAAGCATTAAACCCTGATAAGTTTGCCAAAGTTCAAACAGTTGTGAATGGTGTTGCAAGTGGTTTTGCAGCAGCACAAGGGGCAATGGCATTATTTGGTAGTGAAAGCGAAGACTTACAAAAGACACTTGTAAAAGTTCAAGGTGCAATGGCACTTGCACAAGGACTTGAAGGACTTGGAAAAGTTCAACAACAATTTACAACACTTGCAAAAGATTCATTACAAGCAGTTATCAAAGCATTTGGTACTTTACGTGGGGCAATTATAGCTACGGGTATTGGTGCATTAGCAGTTGGGTTAGGTTTATTAGTTACATATTGGGATGACATACAAGAAGCATTAGGTGGTGTATCAAAAGAGCAAAACAAAGTAAATAATGCAATGCGTGATGCGGTTGCATCCGAACAAGGTAATATTTCTAAATTACAATCTTATCAAAAACTAACACAAGACACTTCACTTTCTTTAGCGGAACGAAAAAACGCTTTAGGTGAATTAAATAAATTAGGAATTGAAACACGTGACATTGACGTAACAAGTGCAGCATCAATGAACATTTTAAATGGACGTATTCAAGAAAATATAAAATTAATTCAACAAAGAGCAAAAGCAACTGCACTTGAAAAAATCATTGCCGAAGAAAGCGAAACAATATTTAAAGCAAAAAATTCATCAACTGAAGAACAATTAAATTTGTGGGATAAATATAAAGCAAGTTTATTTACTTTTACCGCTGCACAATATAATGCAAACAAAGCTCAAATTGCTCAAGAAAAAGAAAGTACAACTATTATTAAATCACAAAAAACTTTAAATACTGCAACCAGTGAATATAGTGTACTTTTACAAGATTTAAACGCAACCAATACTAAAGTCGCAGATACTACAACAGAAGTTAATGATGCCTATGAAAAACAAAGTTCAATTTTACAAAATAAATTAATTGCGCAAACTACTGCACTTGACAAAGCAAAGGCAACAGAACTTTCAAATCTAAATTTAACAGAAAAAGAAAAACTTGAAATTGAAAACAAATATGCAAACTTGTCAATATCTGCAAAACAAGATTCAATTAAAAAAGAACAAAAAATTACGGGTTTAATAACCGACCCAAAACAAAGACTTGCACAAGAAACTAAATTAAAACAAGATTTGGCAACATTAGATGTTAATGTTATAACACAAAAAACATCGTATTCACAAAGTTTAAAAGATTTAGCAGATAAAGAATATCAAACAAACGAACGTAATAAACAAGCATATATTAATGGGCAAAATGAAGTTATTGATTTAACTACACAATCTCAAATTGATATTATTAAATTACGTGATAGATTTTTAAAAGATAGAACAAAAACAGAAAAAGAAATTGCTGGTGTTGAATTAAAAGGATTAGAAGATAAATTAAAAAATTATGCTGTTGGCTCAAAAGAATATATTGCTATTTCACAACAAATTTCAGACAAAGAAACTGAATTCCATAATAAGAAAATTGCAGAAAAAGACATTGAATTAGCAAAAGAAAAAGAAATACAAGCAGCCAAATTTAAAGCAGTCAATGATTCATTAAATGCAATAACTGATATTTATACTGCATTTGCAAGTTCAAGCGAAGAAGACCAAAAGAAAGCATTTGAAGTAAACAAAGCAGCACAAATAGCACAAGCCATTGTAAATACTTATCAAGGGGTAACGGCTGCATTAACATCAGTACCTTTATTTCCTGGTCAACAATTTATAACTGCTGGTTTAGCCCTTGCGACTGGTATTGCAGCAGTAAAGAAAATTAGTGATACACAATATCAAAGTAAATCTACAAGTGGTTCTACCCCATCACAATCAAGTGGTCAAGGCACTATGCAATCATTTGCCCCACGTATGAGCAGTTTAAACCAAAATGAATCACTTACACAAAATCGTAAAGTGTACGTTACCGAAGGCGATATAACACGTACACAACGTAGGGTAAGCAACAATCAAGCAATAAGCGTAGTAGAATAATGCAACAAATTCACAATAATACTAATTTATAGAATATGGATTTACCAATATACAAATTATCAATTGACGAATTTGATTTTGAAAGTGGCATAGACTTTATTTCACTTGTTGAAAATCCAGCCATACAAAAGAACTTTTTAGCATTTAACAAAATAGAATTTTTACAACCAACACAAGGCGAAACAAAAGAAGAATTTATTCCTAAGTGCATAAAGTATGTAATTGACGAAGGCAAGGATAGTGAACAAGCAGTTGCTATTTGCAATTCAATGTGGGATAACAAAAACTTCGCACAAGGCGACAAAGTAAGTTTTGATTATGATGATACCTTATCAACTGCACACGGCAAAGAACTTGCAAAACAAGAAATAGAAAGTGGTTCTACTGTTTACATTATTTCTGCACGTGATAATAAAGAAGGAATGTTAAGTGTTGCAAACGAACTTGGCATTGCAGAAAGCAGAGTTTATGCAACTGGTAGTAATAGTGCAAAGGTTGATAAAATCAAAGAACTTGGGATTACCAAACACTATGACAATAACCAAGACGTAATAGATGCAATTGGTAGTGTAGGTGCAAAGTTTGACATCATTGTCAAAGATTTACCTAACTATATTAAGCAAATTAAAAAGATTAAAACAAAGTTTGCTATTCAAAACGAAGAAAAACGCATCATTACTGGTGCTGCTATGTATGCTGATTTGCCTATTTACAGACGTGATGAAGAAAAAGGTGAATATTATGTAGTGTTTGACAAAGAAACTATCTTTAAAATTGCAAAAAAGTGGGCTTTAAACAACAAATACAACGCAGTTAATGTCGACCACGCACAACCTATTGATGGATGCACACTATTTGAAAGCTATTTGTTAGACTTTGAACGTGGTATTATGCCACCAAAAGGATTTGAAGATGCCAAAGATGGTAGTTGGTTTGTTAGTTACTTGGTAGAAGAAGATGGAATTTGGGCAAAATGCAAAGATGGTACTTGGAATGGGTTCAGCGTAGAAGGATTCTTTAATTTCCCTGTTAATGCAGAGATACAATTTCTTTCACAATTAAAAGATATTTTACAAAAGCACATAAAAAATGCAACAAAAAACACATAAAACTAATTTATATAAAAATGAACACAAAAGATTTAATTCAAGAAGTTAGAGATTTGATGTCAAAATTCAAATTCAATAACGAAGAAGTCAAAATGGAAAGTGCCGTTTTGACCGATGGAACAGTCATCAAATGGGATGGCACACTTGCAGTTGGTACTATGATTATGGTAGAAACTGCTGAAGGCGATATTCCAGCACCTGATGCTACACACGAAGTAGAAGGTGGTGTACTTATTACTACTGTTAACGGTATAGTAACCGAGATTGTAGAACCAGCTGAAATTGAAACACCTGGTATGCAACCTGCAGCCGAAATGGCAAAAGAATTTGCAACCGTTGAACATTTCAATGAAGTAATTGCAAGTTTAGAAAGCAAAATTTCTATGTTGACATCAGCATTTGAAAGCGTAGTTGCTAAACTTGAAAAGCAAAGTGAAGCATTCAGCAAGACTGTTGATTTGGTAGAAAGAGTTGCTAATCTTCCAAGTGAAGCACCTATTAATGTAGACCAAACTAAATTGTCTAAAAAAGACCAACAATTTGAAAATATCAAAAGATTCGCACAACAACTAAAAAAATAAAAATAAAAATATGTCATTCTCTGTAACTGGTTTAACTAACTATACCAATGAGCAATCTACGGACTTGTTGGTAAAAGCATTATTTAGCGGCAAGACTGCTAAATTATTGTACGATGCTGGTCAAGTACAAGTAGGTGTAAAATCTGCTTCTGCTTTGAACATTCTCTCTTCTGATGTCTACTTCCAAACTGATGGTTGCGGATATTCTCCAAGTGGTGTTACTAACTTTACACAACGTGTAATCACAATTGGTAAAATTAAAGTTGAAGAAACTTTATGCCCTAAAACACTTGAAGCAAAATGGATGCAAACACAAATTGCACCAGGTTCACCAACTGAAGTTCCATTTAGCGAACAAATCGGTATGGAAAAATCAAAAGTAATTGCTGAAAAATTGGAAATTGCAATGTGGCAAGGTACAACTGCAACTGCTAACACTAACCCTAACACGAACAAATTTGATGGTTTGTTAAAGGTTATCACTGATAGTGCTGCATTTGTAAGTGGAAACACTGGTAGTGTAACTGCGGTAACTTCTGCAAACATTGGTACAATCATTGACGCTATCTACGCAGCAGTACCAGCAAGAATTGCAGACAAAGACAATATCAAATTGTTTATGGGTGTAGACAACTTCAAATTGGCTTTG